AAAAGCGATGGCGAGAACGCCAGCAGCAGCTTGCGCATCTTGGCTGAGCTGCTGGCCGAGGAGCTCAAGATCCTGGGCATCAAATACAACCGGCTGCTCGACAAGGTTGAGAAGCACGGCCAGTAAAGCTGTGGGCTCGGGGTATGCAGTGGGCCCAGTGAGACATCACAAGGAGAACGGGATGAACAGAAATCTGCAGAAGACCGCCGAGCAGTTGCGGATCTGGCTGACGGCGAAAGGGTGCAAGGTGAGCACCAGCCGTGTATGCCACACCCCCTTGTTGGCGGTGACCGGTCCGCTGCCCGAGGCGATGACCAAGCGAGCAGTGTGGGGGCGAGAGTGCCTCGCGGGTGTGGTGCGGGATGTCGCCATCGTGCGCTTTGGCGGTTGCCTGCTGCACTGGCGCCAGTAAGAGACCACCGAGCAACAACGGGATAAATCAAGGAGAGCCTTATGCAAGAAGCACAGACCAAAGACACGACGCCGATGCGGCAAAACGCCCAGGGTCACTGGGTACCGGAGAACCTGATAGCCCCAGCCGACAAGCTGCGCGATGAGGTGGTGATGGGCATCATCGCGGCAGCCAAGGAAGAGCGCTCACGCCTGGCTGCTTTCAAGATCGGCGCCATGCAACAGATCGCCGATTTTGTGGACCTCTCAGCCGAGCGATACGGGGTGGCTTGGGGTGGCACCAAGGGCAATGTGACCCTGCTCAGTTTCGACGGTCGTTACAAGCTGATCCGGGCGGTGGGGGAGCACCGCAAATTTGATGAACGGATCCAGGCGGCCAAGGTACTGATCGACCAGTGCATCGCCCGCTGGAGTGATGGCGCCAGCCCCGAGATCCGCGCCCTGGTGGACCACGCCTTTCGGGTTTCCAAGGCCGGTCATATCGACGTCAACCAGGTGCTTTCCCTGCGTCAGCTCAATATCGACGACACCGACTGGGAGCAGGCCATGCAGGCGATCGCCGACGCCATCCAGGTGACCGGTACCAGCCAATATCTGCGGCTCTACGAGCGTGACGCCCAGGGGCGTTACGTCCAGATGAGCCTGGATCTGGCAAAACTGTAAGGGAGTCGTGCGCGATGGAAATCAACGTAGAACAGGCCGAAGAGCAACTGCAGCTCTGTGAACAGATCAGCGAGACCGAAGGCACCTGCTATCCCGATGACACCTATGAGGATGGTATCAAGGCCGCGTTGTTATGGGTGCTGGGGCTGGGCCCGGCGCCGTTGAGCGAAGAGGAGTACCAGGATCTGATGCCCCTGCAGTTCGAGCAGTAACAGTGCGAAACAGGGCGGCTGCGCCGCCCTGTCTGCCCGGCGTGGTGGCCGGGTACTGATGAGCAGCCGACCTGGGCCCAGGTCTTCACCGCCTCGAACAAGGAGCACGGCGATGACCAAAACAGAGATGGATATTCGGCTTACCAAGATATTCAGCGCGGCCGCCATTGCACAGGCGACCCCTGATAAACGGGCTGTGTGCAGACAGCTCAAGCAGTTTGATAAAGAGGCTCGTGCCCAAGGGCTGTTTGCCCTGGCAGGAGAGGCCAGTCAGATGCGCTGGCAACTCGTGGCAGAGCTGCAGCAAGCCAGAGCAGCAGAGGTCACTCATGGCGGCGTCTAATTGGCAGGCCCTGCTGGCCTATGTGATGAAGTTTGGCCCCTTGAACCAGCAAGGTGCCGAGCAGTGGCTCGATAGTCATTGCCCTGAGTGGCGCAATGGAAACGATGTGCCTGCCGGTCAAATCTGGGTGGCAAAAGTGGGGAGAAGTCATGACAGCAAGCAATGAACGCACCCGCTTGATCCGGCTGGTGCAGGTGGGCCGCCGCTCCCTGGGGCTGGATGACGAAACCTATCGGGAGCTGCTGGCCCAGCAGAGTGGCAAACGCTCTGCGGCAGCACTGACGATCCAGGAGCTGGACAAGGTGCTGCAGGCCATGAAGGGGGCAGGGTTTAAACCGACGGTTAAACGCTCGGTAAAGGGGGGAAAACAGAAGCGTTTAAGCCCTGTTCGTGGCACGCCGGTCAAGACGGCCGAGATAGGGGTGATCCGGGCTATCTGGATCACTATGCACCGCCATGGCCTGCTGCGTGATGGCAGCGAGACGGCGCTCAATCACTATGTGGAGCGTCAGACGGTGCGGATCAACAACGGGGTTGGCGTGGCCGAAGTGGCCTGGCTTGATGGTGTGCTGGCTTACTCGGTGCTGGAGTCCCTCAAGCACTGGCACAAGCGGGAGATGGTCAAGGCGTTGCAGGCGGCCAAGAAAATTGTCCCCATCAATGAGAAAACCGGGCGGGTGGCGGGCTATCAGGCCGTTGTGGCGGCCTTTGAGAAGATGCAAGGGGAGGTGCAACATGGATAGCAGTCAAGAGAATCTGGACCTGTTCGCCGAGGACCATGAGTCCCTGGGGCAGTTGGTGGACCGATTGGATCAGATCCCGGCGGCCGAGCTGACCGCCAAATGGCCCAAGGCGCTGGCCGAGCTGGTGGATGTGCTCGCCTGTGAATTGGGGCGCAGTGGGATGGCGGCGGATAAGGCCTTGGCCCAGGCTCGCAAGCTGGCGCTGGTGCAGGCCCACTATATGGGGGGCCGAGCGTATTACATCCCCACGGGTGATCACCTCAAGGCAGCCTTGCGTGACCGGGCCATCTGGGATGAGTTCAACGGCCGCAACATCGACCAGCTTGCCCGCAAGCATGGTCTCTCGGTGCCACAGACTTATGCAGTGGTGGCTGAGCAGCGGCAACTGAGTAGATCTAGGTCACAACTTGATATGTTTAGTTAAAGGCTCGGTTTTGGAAGGGGAGTTGACTGGTTTCCATACGGCAATCGGAGGTATACACTGCTGATACGCTAAGTGAGCTGGGTGTCGGCATGAGTCTAGAGTTATTTGAAATCAATAAGTTAATGATGTTTATAGCCTTTGTCATGCCTGGATTTCTGGCAATTAAGGCGTATGACGTATTTGTCGTAGTTGCTGCACCCAAAACATCATCAGAACAGTTAATTGATGCAGCTACATATAGTTGTATTAACTATATGATATGGCTGCCATTTGTGTATATGGTCGAGTCAAGCCAGCTAAAAAATGTACATATGTGGTTGTATGTCATTTTTTATATTTTGGTGCTATTTGTTTCTCCTATATTGATAACCTACTTATGGGTGAAAATTAGGACCAAGTATTTTAAAAGACATCCAATTGAAAAGCCTTGGGATTACGTGTTTTCTCTGCAGAAGAGCTACTGGGTCATTGTAACGCTTAAGTCTGGTGAACGAATTGGAGGCCTTTATAGTGAAAAATCATTTGTTTCTAGTTCACCAGCCTCTGAGCAAGTGTATCTAGAAGAGTCATGGTTTATTAATGAAGATGGGGGGTTCGATCGAGTAAAGATGGGCTCCGAAGGAATTATGATATTGTCGTCGGAAATTTTATATTTAGAGTTTTATAAACATTAGAAACAATTTGATTTAAATGAGGTGTTTATGTCAATCAATTCAAGTAACAATAATTCTCGTCACCCTAGTGGGACAGAGAAGCATGGTTATCAACCGAAGGATTCGGGTGGTTCTGGAACTTCTAGTGTTAAAGGTGGTTATCAGCCTACTGGTAGTGGTGGTAGCCCCACAAACCCGCCACCCAAGAAGCCATAGATTGAGAGGGAAATATGGCAATCCCACCTGCTAAAGATAACCCAGAGTTGTGCCATGTCCCCATAAGGGATGCAGATCGACTCGTGACTCACCCTATTCCAAGGGACGATGGCGAGTTTGCAACAAACGGATATCAGCCGATAAGAAGTAGCAGTACTGGCTCAACTCAGCCCCCCCCAAAAAAACCATGAAAGCGAGACTAAATTATGTCCAATAACAAGCCTAAATCTCCCTCAAAAGGAAGTTCTGGGATAGGCATGGATGGATATCAACCAAAGCCGAAACCAAGTGGTATTAATACAAATGGATACCAGCCCCCGAAAAGTAGCGGAACAAGCCCAACCACACCGCCACCCAAGAAGCCATAGTTCTAACCCATCATAAACCCCTGCCATAGAGGCCCCTCGGTACGCTGCGATAACGCAGTTAATCGAGGGGCCTTTTATGTTGCCTGATACCTATCCCATAGCGCTTGCCTGGTTGCTCCGTCCCGATGTGGAAGGGGGCGAGGTCAACCACCCGGCCGACCGTGGCGGCCACACCAAGTTCGGCATGGCCGATGCCGCCGACGGCAAGAAAGACGGCATGATCGATCTCGATCGGGATGGTCGGCCGGATATTGCCGTCGGGGATGCGACCCCTGCCCATGCAGAGTTGTTTTACCGAGCGAACTACTGGCTGCCCGCCCGTTGCGATCGGGTTGATAGCGTCTGCCCGCTGATTGCCATCGCCCTGTTCGACGGCGCCGTGCATCACGGCCCTGGTCGCTCGGTGCGCCAGTTGCAGCAGGCGCTCGGTGTCATGGTCGATGGGGTGCTGGGCTCGCAAACCTTGCGGGTGCTGGCCGCCAAGACGGGGCGGGACGGTGGTCGGGCCCTGCTGCTCGCGCTGCTTGAGATCCGCGCCGGCTTCATGCTCGGCATCGTGCGCAAAGACCCGAGCCAGTGGGCCAATGCCCATGGCTGGATCAACCGCCTGCTGCGCCTGCAGAGCTACCTGCTTTCTACCCGGTTCGGGGAGGGGGCATGAGCAAACCCAGCCTCATCAACAAGCGCCGCAAGGCGTTGCAGGGGATCCAGGCCGCTGGCTATTTCGGCATCCCCGAACTCAAGAACCCCCGTTACCTCGCCTGCTTCAAGGATGGGCGCCGCGCCCATCTGAAGGCCTATCTGGCCGCACCCGCCCCCACGGACCTGGAGACGATCCCGCTCTACAGCCATCACCCCACTCGACAGTCCCTGTTTGCCCAGGGCTGGCGGTCGGTGGGTGAGCTGGATCGCCTGCGGGCCCGTGCCCGTCATACCTCAACCCAACATAAGGACGTTCATCATGCCTGATTCCCTGTTGCCCCAAGCAAAGCCTGCGCTCAGGAGCCGCGCCGTCATCGGGGGCGTCATCGCCGTGGGGGCCGGTATCGCCGGCCTGTTCGGCGTGCCGATCGATACCGGTACCCAAGCCAGCCTGGTCTCCACCGCCGTGGATCTGGCCAGTGCCATCGGCGGCCTGCTGGCCATTTGGGGGCGCCTCAAGGCGACCCACGTCATCAAGTAAGCCAGGGCAGGAGACACCCTTGAGCGACCCCATAGACCGCGCCCAGCAGCTCGACGCCGAGCGAACCGGGCGACTTATTGACGCCCACCGGGCAAGGCCCAAACCCCGTGGCGATGGCATCTGTTGCGATTGTGATGAGCCCATCCCAATTGCGCGGCTGCATGCCGAACCCGATGCGCCGCGTTGCATCGAGTGCCAGACCCTATTCGAGCGTAAGGAGGCAATCCGTGTGGGATTTCATCGTTAAGAACTGGGGGCCCCTGTACGCCCTGGCCAGTCTGGTGGGGTTGATCGTCATCATCCTGCTCTCCAAGACCTACGCCAAGCGAGAGGATGTCACCGGCCTGGCCGCCAGAGTGGCCAGGGTCGAGCAGCAACTCTCGGATCTGCCGACCGAGAAGGAGTTGCACACCCTGCAACTGGAGATAAGCGAATTGCGTGGCGAGCTGCGGGCACTGGCGCCGGAGCTGCGCCAGGCTCGCCGCCTGGCCGACCTGCTGCTGGAAAATGAACTCAAGGAGAGACCATGAGCATTCAAGGAATATTGGACGCCCAGCAACGCCTGGTGATCTTGCGATCCTTGCTCGATATCGGCGGGGCGGCCAACGAGTCGATCCTCAATGACTGCCTCGACCAGCTGGGTACCGGCCGGGTGTCCCGGGATCGGGTCAAGACCCTGCTGGCCTGGCTGGATGAGCAGGGGCTGGTGCGCATCGAGAAATTGGCCCAGGTGCAGGTGGCCCACCTGACCGGCCGGGGCCAGGACGTGGCCGAAGGGCGATCCAGCGTGCCTGGCGTCAAGAAGCCCCGTGCCGAAGATTGAGGGAGGATGACCATGGCCGAGAAACCGACCCGGGGCAGGGCCAGCAAGGTGTGGCTGCTGCCCGAAGCTATCCGCAACGCCCTCAACGAGATGTTGCGCGACAAGGCCAACAGCCAGGCCGCCATCCTGGACGA